ATGGACACTAACCCGCCAGATACAGATCACTGGTGGTATCAGCTTGCAGAGGATGGACATCTCAAGAAAGCCAAGAACATAGAACACGCCAAGGCCGAGACTCGCAGAGTATTTGAGTTCTTCAGAGGGCCAGCCCCATTGATTGATGATGGTGAAGGTAAGTACAGCCCTAATCCTCAAGCCGAGAACATTAAGCACTTGCCTGGAGGCTATCAGTATTACCTCGATATGATAGCGGGTAACACTGAAGATCACGTTAATGTAATGGTAATGGGTAACTATGGCGCTATTATGTCTGGCAAGCCTGTCTACCCACAGTATAACGACAGGCTGCATTGCCCAGAGAAGCCAGTAGGCGCTATTCGTGGCATACCCATCTGCTTAGGTTGGGACTTTGGGCTAACGCCAGCTTGTGTCATTGGGCAGCTAACAGATACAGGGCAATGCCGCGTTGTATGGGAGCTGGTGGCCGATGATATGGATGTTAAGCAGTTTGCTAGGGATGTTGTTAAGCCATTCTTGCAGCGCCACTTCAAGGATTGGGAGATAGGTTTTAGCTATGGCGACCCATCCGGTAACAACAGGGGAGAGGGCGAGGGCAAGTCATCTATAGGCATTCTCAATGATGAGTATGTTATGGATGGTGACGAGCCATTAGACATGGGCTTCATTACAGAGCCAGCACCAACTAACGACATAACGCGCAGAATTAGTGCTGTGTCAAGCTTTATGATAAAATTATGTGCAGGTGAGCCAGGATACCTACTCAACCGCGACTGTGAAACTCTCAGAAAGGGTAAGCTAGGCGGTTATGCTTACAAGAGAGTACAGGTGGCTGGCGATGAACGATTCCGAGATAAGCCTGATAAGAATTGGGCCTCTCATCCAGCAGACGCAGAGCAATACTTGTGCCTTGGCTTCCAGGGCGGCTTTGTTACTGACCAAACAGATGAAGATGAATACGAAGCCCCGCGCACTGCTGGGGTAATGGGCTATTAAATGAAAGTAGAACGCACACTAAAAGAACTGATTGAATTCATAGACTTAGACAACATTGCCGAGGTTCTTAGTGATGATGAGCTGTCTATGATTGGGCAGCAAGTCTGTAGCGATTACAATGCGGCTGTTGATTCAATGTCTGATTGGACTGAGTTGACTCGAAAGGGGCTTGAGATTGTTGAGCCTGCATTGTCTGGCAGGTCTGACCCTTGGGAAGGCGCGAGTAACTTTAAGTCTCCAGCCTTGCAGAATGCGGCTTATCGCTTTGGTGAGCGGGCATCTGGTGAGCTGTTGCGCCCCGCTGAGTTGGTTAAGTCTGAAGTCATTGGTAATCCTAGCCCTGAAAAGATAGCGCGCGGCGAGCGTGTATCGCAATACATGAGCTATCAGGTAAACCATGAGATGCCTGAATGGAGGTCAGAGCAGCGCAAGTTGTTGTATCGCCTACCAAATATGGGAACGATGTTTAAAAAGACATTCTTTGACCCTCGGCGTGGTCGCTTGGTTACTGACTTAATACAATACCCTGACTTCGCTGTTAGCCAGAACACGCAATCTATGGAGGAGATACGAGACTTTACTCATGTACTGAGCATCAAGGCCAATGAAGTTGAGTCTATGAAGCGAGCAGACTTGTGGTGTGATTGCGACTACTCCCTGTCCGATTCAGACGATAGCGAGCAAGTCTCAGACAAGAGCCAGTCACACGACACTGATAACTGTTTCCTTGAGCAGTATTGCTACTATGATCTTGATGGTGACGGATACGAGGAGCCATACATTGTCACGGTTCACAAGGCATCACAAAAGGTAGCGCGGGTAGTTGCTCGATTTACCTTGCAGGATATTATCGTTGAAAGCCCTGATATGGAAGGCAGGACGACTACTGTAGATACACTGTATGCCCCTGTTGAAGATGAGTTTGGCCCTGTTGAAGATGAAGATGGAGAGCAGGTAATAGGATTCCAAGGCGGCGAGCCTGAAATAATCAAGATTAACGCTGACCTTAACCTAACGATGTATCAGTTCTTACCCTCGGCAGATGGCACATTCTTAGGTGTTGGCTACTTCTACCTTATGTCGGCCTTGGTTAATGCTATCAACACTGGCTACAACTTGCTCTATGATGCTGGCACACTGGCTAACCTACAAGGTGGGTGGCTGGCTAAAGGGCTTCGCAAGAAGATGGGTAATGATAAGTTTAAGCCTGGAGAGTGGAAGCAAACCAACGTAAACACAGCAGACCTACAACAAGGCGTATTACCTCACCAATTCAAAGAGCCAAGCTCCACACTGTTACAGCTAGTCAGTGACATAGGCGCTAATCTTAAAGAGATTTCTGCTAGTGCTGACATTGCTGAGATAGTTGGCGGCAATACGGCTGCTACTACCGTCTTAATGATGATTGAGGAAACCCAGAGCGCCACTACCTCACTGATGGCAGAGCAAGCCCGCTCAATGGGTGATGAATTTCAGGTAATGTACAAGCTCAACTCGTTGTACGCTGACCCTGCTGACTATATGCGCGTCCTCGATCAACAGGCAGACTTCGAGGCAGACTTTAAGCAAGATGATTTAGACCTTGTACCTACTGCTGATCCTAGTATGTCTAGTAAGGCGCAAAGGATACAGCAAGGTCAGATACTCATGGATCAGTTCGACAGGATTCAGGGTATAGGCGGCAACCCTCGCGCTGTAATGGTTCGATTCCTTGAGTCTATCGGCATTACCGACATACAAGATATATTGCCAGAGCCAACGCAAGAATTTATGCAGGCACAAGCACAAGCACAGCAATCAACAGCACAGACACAAGCAGCACAGGAGAGATTCTTTAACGCTCAGGCTGATGCCCTCGATGCCACCACGCAAAAAACTATGATTGATGCTCAGGTCAAGATGCAGAAGCTACCAGAAGAAATAGCCAAGATGGAGGCTGAGACTATCAAGCTGCTAGAGCAAGCCGAGTCTGAGGAGATGAAGAACGCGCTTAGTGTTTATACAGCACAGTTTGGCGCTATTCGACAGATAACAGACGCGCTCGGAGAGCCTAGCCCAATGCAGCCAGCACAACAACCACCTTCAATGGCAGGCGCTCAAGGCGTTAATACGGTAGACCCTGCTGAGTTCGCTAACCTTACTGACGCTGAGTTGATGGAAATAGCCCGTAATGGCTAATGCCAGAGCTGCTTTAGCAAGGCGAGAGATACGCAAGCGCCAAGCTAACGGAACGTTCATAGGTAGTGCGCCAGCGCAGTATCTAAACCCTAAAGGCGCTGAGAACAAGGCTTTTGAGTTTGTGAATAAGTATCACTCGGATACAGTTAACAGCGGGAAGGCTCGCAAAAATGCTGACGGCAGCATAACTACGGTGCGGGCTAGAGGTGTTGAATACAACGGTAAAATATACACAGTCCCTGGATATGATAGAGATACGGGTAGAGACTTAACCGAAGATCAGGCGAGAGAGCGTTATATGCCGCAGATACAAAGCGGTGAGATTGTCGGAATACCTACGGCGTTTGACGGGCCTCTTGAGCAGCATCCCGCTAATGTGGGGGCAAGACTTAACCATGAGTGGTTAGATGCGGCAGAGGTTACTGATGAGCAGATAGGTTATGACCAAGGCTCTGCCTTCGACAAATACCTAGAGCCTGCAATGGTTATCGGTAGTTCGATATTAGCCGAGCCTGTTAGCGGTATGGCTGGCATCGTACAGAGCCTTAATCCTTTTGCAGATGAAGGCGCGGGTGCTAGGGCTGTTCAGGACGTACAGCAAGCTATGACCTATCAACCTAGAACAGAGCAAGGTCAAAGTGGTATGCAGGCCATTGGTGATTCTGTAGTAGGTGACTTTGGCGAGATTATCCAAGGCGCAGAGAACAAGCTAGGTCAGTGGACACTAGATGCAACTGGAAGCCCTGTATTAGCGACTATGGCGCACTCTGCACCTACGGCATTACTAGAGGCTATTGGCTTACATTCCTTTGGTAAAACGGGTAGGGCGGCAGCTAAGGCTAATCGTGGTACGCTTAATGCAGGCGCTCCGGTTGATGTGCGCAAAGCCGCAGTAAAAGAGCTAGAGAAGCGGGGCGCTCTTGATATGAGTCAGTCAGCAAGGATGCAGCGGGCTATTGAGCAGGGGTATGATGTTGATACTACTTGGTATCATGGAACAGGGGCCGACATTAAAGACGGAATAAAGCCTAGTATACACGATGAGGCTGTAGTGTCTGGAGTGTCTCTAACCCAAGACCCAGAGTACGCATCATTATACGCAACCAATGCTTTTGGACGCAGAAGAAAGGTCGAGCATGGCAATAAACTTTCTAGGGATGAGGCGCTTGACCGCCTTCAGTCTGGCCGGATGGTATGGATGGGTGATGATCTATCGCCCTCTCACCCATCCCCTATGATGGACTCGCAGCACCTTGACTTACAGCCAGAAGATATAGCGAATAATTTTAAGGGTTATAAGGCTACAGACCTGCCCGACAGAACATACTACGATAGCGAGCCAAAGGTTAGTGTTAGTGGGCCGGAGGGAGGTAACGTGATGCCCGTTCATATTAAGAAGATGAACATAGCGGGGATAGACGACTATTTAGATGCTGCCGATGCTTTAGAGGAGATAAATCCAGAGTATACTGACATAGATATGGCAAAGTTTTTGCAAGACCGAGGGTTTGGAGGTGTTAATATTATGGGGGATGAGGTTCTCGTGCTAGACACGAACCAAATACGCTCAGTAAACGCAGCCTTCGACCCAGCCAGCATAGGCCAGAACAAGCTACTAGGCAGCGCAGACCCTAGAATACTACCCGCCACAGGCGCGGGAGCTTTAGTGGCAGAGAAGCTACTGAGAGAAGAAGAAGATTAAACATACCTTGTATGGCTCAACCCATACTTAGTATGCAATAGAAGCACCAACGGCAAAGGAGCCTTAGACTATGCTAGAGAAGCACTTAGAAGATGTGACCCGCGAGCTAAAGGGACTCAGACAGAATCCAGTAACAGAGGATGAGTTTGCAGCCTGGAAGCAGCACCCCCTAACAAAGCTATTCTTTCTTGAATTAGCTGAGAGATATTACGAGAACCTAATTGATGAAGCTGTTGTAGTAGCGCACATACAGCCATCGAGAAGCGGTGTGTTTAACCATACCAACCCCTTAGAAGAAACCACAGTAAACACCATACTCAAGTCAGGCCGTAACCAAGTGTTAGAGGCTATCCTTGGCTATGAACCAGAGAACCTAGAGAGGACAGAAGATGATTAAACCTAACGGTTTTTATGTCTTAGTAGAGATGGAAGAAGTAGAGGAAACAACGGAAAGCGGCATAGTTGTTAGCACAGGCTCTCAGAAGGCGCGAGAGCAAGGCGGGCATGATGTTGGCATTGTGTTGGATATAGGCCCAACGGCGCACAGAGGCTATGACGGTTGCGATGCAGACACACCAGAAGGCAGAGCAGCACAGTGGGGCTATAAGATAGGCGACAAGGTTCAGTTTGATAGGTATCAAGGCAAGCTGATTGATGACAAGTACCGATTGATAACGGACGTACAGATTAAGGGCGTTCACATAGGAGATGAGGCATGAGCGAAGAAGCTATAGCAGAAGAATTTGAGGATGAGTTAGCACCACCCGAAGGCGGGAAGCTTGAAACAGAAGCTAAGCCCATAGAGGATGATCATAACGAGGGTGAGCAGGTAAGTGAGCATGATGAGCCTGAATACTCAGATGCAGAGGCAAAGGCCAGAGCAGGCGGCTGGCGGCCACAGGATGAATGGGAAGGCGACCCAGAGGATTGGGTTAGCCATAAGGAGTTTAATCGCGTAGGCGAGCTTATGTCCTCGATTAAGGACGCTAAGGCAGAGGCCAGAGCAGCAAAGCAGCAAGCCGATGAGCAAATGTCAAGACTTAACCAGTTCCATGAGTCCCAGAACAAGATACTCAGGGCTAAACTGGCAGAGCTAAAGAGTGGGCGCACAGAAGCTATTAACTTGGCAGATGTTGATGAAGCTAACCGTATTCAAGATCAGATTGATGAGACTGAATACGCTCTAGCTGTATCTGAGAACGTGCCAAAACCACAACCGCCAGCACAGAAGCACCACCTTATCTCTGGATGGGAAGCTAAGAATGAATGGATTAACAATCCCGACTCGGCTAAGACTGTTTACGCTAACGCTAAGTTCGTACAGTTGCTTCAAGACCCTATTTTGGCTCAGGGCGCATCCAGTACAGATGAGGTTGTGGAACGTGCGCTGGTGGAGCTAGACAAGGTAGTAGCAAAAGAGTTCCCCGCAGTAAACACCAACAGGAATAAAGCCCCTAGCAACGTGAGAGGAAGGCCAAGCGGCAAGAAAGGCCAGTCAAATCAACTGACTATGGACGATTTAACCCGCGATGAGCTCAATATGTATCAGGAAATGGGCGATATTTACAAAAATCAAGACGAATTTTTAGCTGTAGTAGCTGACTCAAGGAAATAGACATGAAAAACGCATTAAAAAACTCAAGCACAGAAGAACTATCACGCTCAGACAAGGTAGAGAGCCGCCCAGCGCGTGTGCCAAGGGGTGCAGGTGGTATTTTGGCCGTATCTGAGAGCATTTTAGATGAAATAAAGGCTGTTGGCTGCGAGGCGCGGTGGTGTTTGGATGATAACCAGGGCAGCATCTCGAAATATGAGGCCGCCTATTGGGATATATACAAGGATGCCAACGGTAATAGCATCAAGCGCCCTGCTGGTGGTGGCAAGACCCATATTCTTATGATGCTCAAAAAAGAGTACGCAGAAGAAGATAGGGCATTGAAAAGAAAGAGAAATAGTGTTACATTAAACGATACAGCAAAACTTGACCGTGATGGTGATGCACCAGAGTACATACCAGACGGTCGAGAATATGTAGTTTCTTCAGATTTGTAACACCATTGCGCGGATAGACAGTCCGTTAGAGATAGCAAGGGTAAATGAACGCTCAATAATGAGCATTACTTTTATTATTTTTAACGGAGATTTCCTATGTCAGGATTTCAAGCTATACGCTCTCAGGGCGGCGGCGACAATACCGGACAAATAGACACCTATGACGTAGCCTCTACGCACAGCACTAGACTTGCGATTGGCGATGTTGTTGATTTAACAGGTACGGCTGACGCAACTGGCCGAGCTGGTTGCGATGCAGCAGGCACTACTGGTCAAATCTTAGGTGTTATTGTTGGTTTTGAAGTTGACCCCGACAATTTAACCGATACAGGTCTAGCCGCAAGCACAGGCGGTAAGGCTCGCGTAAATATCGACCCCAATGCTAACTATGTAGTTGACGTAGCCAATGGCCCACTTGTTGTGGCTAATGTTGGTCTTAATGTCAATCAAGTAGTTACAGAAGCCACCCGTTCTGGTGGTATGACTTCCTCAAATATGACCGTAAATGCCACAGGCGTTGCTGATACAGTAACTTTCCCTTGGCGCGTTGTCGGCTTGCTGGAAGATTCCGCAGGTGTACTTGGTAATAAAGCCATTGTTCGCCCTAACTCAACTACGCTTAACGCGGGCACAGTAGGAGCATAATCATGGCTGGTGGAACTATTACTACAGGTAACATCCCCCGCTTACTACAAGACGGACTGAATAAGGTATTTGGTCAGACTTATGACGAGCACTCAGCTGAGTGGGATAAAATCTTTGACACAAGCACCTCAAAGAAAAACTTTGAACTTGACCAGCAGTATGAAGGCTTTGGGCTTGCCCCAGAAAAGCCCGAAGGTCAAGATGTTGAGTTTGATAGCGCATCTCAGGGCTTCACACCTCAATACAAGCACATCACCTATGCTAAAGGGTTTATCGTAACTCAAGAAGCTATGGAAGATGAGTTGTATGGTGTGTTTAAGCGTAGAGCGCGCTCTTTGGCGTTCTCAATGCAGCAGACTAAAGAAACTATTGCGGCTAACATTTTAAACAATGGCTTTGATAGCTCTTATCTGATGACTGGCGGTGACGGTGTTGAGTTGTTCTCAACCGCGCACCTCAACGGCCCTTCTGGTGGCACTTATTCAAATGAGCTGGCAATTCCTGCTGATTTGTCTGAAGCCTCTATTGAAGATTTGATTATACAGATCGGTAACGCTACAGACCCTCGCGGCCTGAAGATTGCCATTAAGCCTACCCGCTTAATCGTACCTGTTGCCTTGGCATTTGAAGCACAGCGCATCATGGGTTCTGTATTGCAAAACGATACTTCCAACAATGCGACTAACGCACTCAAGGACATGAACGCTATCCCAGGTGGTCATGTTGTGAATCATTACCTTACTGACACTGACGCTTGGTTTATTAAAACTGATTGCGGCGGCGGCGAAGGCTTGAAGCACTTTACCCGTAGAGCGGTTAGCTTTGGTGAGGACAATGCCTTTACTACTGGCAATGCTCGCATGAAGGCTGATGAGCGTTACAGCTTTGGCTGGACTGACGCACGAGGCTGTTACGGAAGTCAGGGGGCTTGATAACTAGGGGCTTCGGCTCCTTTTTCCCTATAATCGCGTCCCTGCTGGGTAAATCGCTGTTGGATTCAGTGAAGGCGCTTTGGAGATTCAAATAATGTCTAGAGCATCACAATTACGTTTAACCGCATACCCTAATGGGGTTGCATCTTTCCTTGTTGATTCAAACTTTACCGAAAAGACTGCTAACTATACTGTAGTTATCACTGACGACTCTGGTAAGACCTTTGTATCTACTCTTGATGGTATCACTTACACGCTACCCGCTATTGCTATTGGTAATACCGTTACTTTTGTCAACATGGCAGAAGACGGTCAGGCTGCTTTAAATATCAGTCCTAACGCTAGTGATGGTATTACTTACGCTGGCTCATCTACCGATGACAAAGACCTTATCAACGCTAAGGCCACCGCTAAAAAGGGTGACTTTGTTACCTTGGCTAGTTTAGATGGCACTGTTGCATGGCAAGTTGTTGCTGCGCGTGGTGTATGGGCTAAAGAAGCTGCCTAAGTGGGGACTATAAGCCTCTGGGCACTTTCGGACAGTAGCGACTCTGCCTCTGTAGGTGCTGGCGGCGTAGTATCTGGCAATAACGCCAATACTGCTGTGGCCGCCAACTCAGGCAGATCGTCATTAACTATTGCCATCCTTAACGCTGATGCTTGGATTCGTCTAATGCCAGCTTCAGAGGATGCAGGTGTTAGAAAAGGTATCCCCGTAGCTGCTGGTCAGGTATGGGAGTTGCCTAATTCTTGGTGGAAAGCCCTATACAGCGGAGAAGTCAGTATTATCAATGCTGCTGATGGGCAAACCCCCTCATAATCGGCAACATTTAGCTTGATAGAGTCAAGGGATGTTTCAGCATAGGTTAACCGTTGATAAATGTTAATATATACACACTAATTTTTTAAGGTACAACACTATGAGAGCCAAAGTAATACAAACTGTCGCATTGAGCGATGATGCTGATGGTATTGCCACCAGCCAAACCCCTAGCGGTGCTGGCAGCCTTACACTCGATGGCGCTTTAGTGTCTGATGGTGTTGCTGTGCTCCCAGAAGCGCAAATAATCACAGTTACATGGGCTGGCAGTGACACTGCTAGAACATTGACTGTCACTTACAAGGATGCAGACGGTAATAGTCAAACTGGCACTATCGCTGGAGCTAACGCTACAACGTCCGCCAGCACGTTTTACGCTAAGTCTATATCGGACATTAGCATTGACGATGCAAGCGCAGGAGCGTTGACTGTGGGCGCTACAGCGGCATCTGGCATGGTTACAGCCTCGATACCGACTAATTGGCGGCAAAGCCCCTTCAATATGTCCTTGACAGCACAACTCACGGCTGGCACTGGCACGGCATCTGCTCAATATACAGTTGATGACCCTCAGACAAGCTACACAAACGGCTATTCCAATGACGCTAACTGGCGTAATACTGTCGGCTTAACGGCTGTCACAGCTACCGATGAGTCAAACATAGCGTTTCCTATTCGCTCAGTTCGCGGTATTCAGACTGTTGGCTCTGCTACAGGCACTTGGAAGTTCACCTTTATACAGGGACAAAATGGCTAATGGGCCACATGTCGAGAGGGCAAGAACTAACCCTTGGGGATGGTCTAGGCTTAGGCACTACCCTTACTCTTGGTGATGGAGGTTTAACGCTGGAATCTGAAGCGACCCCCATCTTTTCCTCGATTATGACAAACACCATTTCCCCCGCCATAAGTACAGGGGATTCTAGCCCCACCTTCACAAGAGCCACCACAGCCACAGTTACAGACTTTGAAGGCTCGGTTAAGACTGTTAATAGCGGAGAGGCTAGGTTTCAGGGGGCGCGTAGGGTTGAGAATCTTTGCGCTAACAGTGAAAATTTTGCCTCTGGCTTATGGTCAGTAACTAACGGGTCTAAAGTCTCCACCTCGGAACCCGACCCTCTAGGCGGCAATAACGCCGTACATTTATCACTGTTAGCAGCGTTGTGGGAGTTTCAACAGGCTAATGTTTCTGTTATAGGGAGAAATGTTTTCTCCTTCTACCTTAAAAGCGCGGATACTAACTCCTACGGTTTTAGGATTAAGGTAAATGGAGCCGCAGCCCCAGGGCAATATACTGCGACTCCAGAGTGGCAGAGGTTTACGTTTACTTATGACGTAGCGGCCATAGCATCATTGGGACGCTGCGGTATACTACGAAACTCAACATCAGATGCAGCCGAGCTTGTTATGTTTGGCGCACAAAACGAGTTGGTAGATGGGCAAGCAAACGAGGCCACTTCTGAGTACGTTTCTACTGATGAACTCTCTGCCCCCTATCACGGCGCTGGCGTTGATGGCGTACAGTATTTCAGCACTGAGAACGGCAATACCGTAACAGATAACGTAGTCACAGAAGCCACAGGCCCAACAATCTCAAGCTCAATCCTTAAAGGCTATCTATCAGAGGGGGCTAGAACTAACCTGATTTCGTATAGCGGCGATCTATCCAACGCCCTATGGGTAAAAGGGGCAGTTGGAGCGGGCACAGCGCCAGTGCAAGTATCTGGCAATACATACACCTACATAACGGGCGGAACTACCGGGGGCTCCCAAAGTTATATCGTACAGGACAACTACGCCACGGTGGTTATCGGCGACACACTAACAGCTAGTTTTGTGGCTTATGCAGACGCTAGTGTGACTATGAATGTGTCTCCTGACGATTCTGTTGCAGGGGTCAACATCAACCTCACAACTACACCCCAAGCCTTTACCGTAACGACCACTGCTAATGTTACTTTGCCTGATCTTAAATTCAAATTAGCGGGGAATGTTTCGGGAAATGTCACCAGAAATATTACTATAGAAAATATACAGTTAGAAAAAAACGTAAGTTTTGCCAGCTCCTACATCCCCACAGTAGCCACAGCAGTCACCCGCAACGCAGACCAGCTATCCTATGCAACAGCAGGAAACTTTAGCGACACAGCAGGCACAGCGTATGCAGAGGTAGAGGCTACGGATTGGACGTATGCGGCGGGGCAGATACTTGGCGATGGTACAGAAGCACCGCTAATAGCCGATAGCCAGAAGGCGGGCGACTTGCCGGGAAGTAGCGGGGATTACTTTAGTACACCCGATAGCGTTGCGGCTAGCATAACTGGTGACATAGATTTAATTGCAAGAGTTGACCAGCCCGATTGGGCGGCAGCAAACGCTAGAGCCGTTATATCTAAGTTTTCAGGGGGGCAGGCATATCAACTCAATCTTTACTCGGCAACGCGCCTCAATCTCCTATGGCGTGATGCGGTTGGTATTAAGTCTAAATCCTCTGTTTCAGCGCCTATTGTCAGTGGAATCAACTGGATTAGGGCCACTCTAGACGTGGACAATGGGGCGGGGGGGTACACCGTCAATTTTTACACCTCTGCGGACAGCACTACTGACCCGGATGCGGTGGTGTGGGTGCAGGTCGGCGTAGCACTTACAACCGCAGGAGTTACCTCTATTCTAGACGATTCAGGTGCTCTTCAAGTCGGGGCGGCTGCTGGGGGCACAGGGAGCCTATTTACCGGCACTATCTACCGCGCACAGGTCTACAACGGCATAGACGGCACATTAGCCGTTGATTTTAACGCCAATGATGCTGACGCGGGAGATAGTTCTTGGGCTAGCTCAACTACCGGCGAAACATGGACAGCTAACGGTAATGCAGCGATTACAAGCACAGACGCGGCACTGGTTAAGGCGTATGACGGCACTAACACCGCTATAGGCCCAACGGACACCACTAACGGTATAGAGAGCATTGCAAGCACTTGGAATGGCGGTCTTATAGCCTATGACAACGCTGTAGCGGGTGATACGCAGAGCTATGATGGCTCCTTTGGGTTAACTCAGCTCAATGTAGGACAAGGTGGCTGGTATGGCACTGTTCGCAATCTTAAGTTGTGGGACAAGCCGATTACTCAGGCGCAACTGGAGGAATTATGAGCTGGGAACCTGGAAATCATTGGGTAATCTCTGACATATCAGGTCAGAAGATTACCTTCATACAAGGACAAAATGGATAATGGCTATTTCAGGCGCAGGCGTTACTGAGGTTGAGGGCATTGCAAGCCTTGAGGACGACACAACACCAACACTAGGAGGCCCGTTAGACACTAATGGAAACATAGTGCTTTGGAGTAAAGGCGCTGATGTTGCCAGTGCTGCTGAGTTACCTATTCTGGCTGATGGCAACTACTTTGACGTTACAGGCACCTCAACTATCACATCTATAGCCACTACAGGCCATGTGGGTACGGTTGTACGGCTTCACTTTGATGCGGCTTTAACACTGACTCACCATGCAACTGATTTATTCCTTCCGGGCGAAGCAAACATAACCACAGCGGCAGGTGATGAATTTACCTTTGTTGAGTATGCGGCTGGCGATTTTAGGTGTGTTGGCTACGCCTTGGCTAGTGGCTCTGCGGTTGGCGGTGGCGGTGGAGCTTTCAGCTCAAGCGGCACAGAGAACTACTACGCAGGTACGGGGGCAGCGGCCTCACTGACTACTGCGAGCTACAATTTCTTCGCAGGTCTTAATGCGGGCGCTAACGTCACCACTGCTGATAGCACAGTTGCTATTGGCAAAAATGCTATTGGTATAGGCATCACCACAGGCGCTGATAACATTGCAATAGGTCAGTTGGCTGGTAATGATCTTAGCTCTGGAGCTGATAACGTCTTTGTGGGTTCATCATCTGGCGCAAACGTCACTTCAGGAGCTCGCAACGTAGCCCTTGGGAAAGAGGCTATGGGGTCGGGAACTACAACAGGAGCATATAACGTAGCCGCTGGTTGGAGGTCGCTGAAAGCTGTTACGTCAGGACAAAATAACTTAACTTTGGGCACTCAAGCTGGGCAGGCTATTACAACAGGAACTTACTGCATTCTACTAGGCAATACCGCTGGTACAGCTATGGTAAACCCCAACAGCGTCGTAGCCATCGGCAATGGTGCTTTAAACGCTGCAACTGGTAATCCTGCCTTCTCTATCGCAATCGGCCCTGATGCAATGGGTACTGGTAATGTCACTGGTCAAAACAACATCGCTATAGGTCAGTTGGCTGGTAATGACCTTACAAGTGGCGCTAATAACGTCCTGCAAGGCTATTCGGCTGGGGCGAATCTGACTGATGCTAATTACACAGTCGCAATAGGCTATGGCGCTTTAGACGGAGCCACTAACGCTGGTGACAGTAACATCGCCATTGGCTTAAATTCTATTGGTTCAGGCATAGCAACTGGCGCTGAGAACGTAGCAATAGGCAATCAAGCTGGAATGCGTCTAACCACTGGCGCTCAGAACGTATTTATAGGGCGAATTGCTGGGGCATCGCCTACAACAGGGGGTTCCAATATCGGTATTGGGACACAATCTATGTCAACGGGTACTACTACTGGCTCTGATAATGTATGCCTTGGCACTCTAACGGGTAACGACCTCACTAGCGGCGCTTACAACGTGCTGCAAGGTTTTCGAGCAGGTTTCAACCTCACTACTGCTCAGCACTCGGTTGCTGTTGGGTACATGGCTCTTGGTACGGCTACTAATGCGGGTAATGATAACATTGCTCTCGGTAGAGATGCGCTGGGCGTTGGTGTTGTTACTGGGTTGGGTAACATTGCAGTTGGTTATCAAGCGGGGCAAGACCTTACCACCGGCTATGCCAATGTTTTTATGGGGTATACGGCAGGAGCTAACATAACAACAGGTGCAAGCAACGTAGTCCTTGGAAATCAAGCGATGGCGCTTGGTATTGTTACAGGCACAGATAACGTAGTATTAGGCCCGCTTGCTGGACAAGACCTAACAAGTTCATCACAGAGCGTTCTAATTGGATACCACGCCGGTTTAAACCTGACGACTGGGGGGAGTAATGTAGCTGTCGGAAACAGCGCGATGGGCGTTGGCATT